GCGCCGATTCATCATACCAATCGCTCAATATGATTCGGCAAAGAAGCAGCCCGTAGGGCGGGACCGCTAAATAGTGTGGCGTCTTACGGCGTTAGACCCTCGCATCATTCTTTCGGAAGAAATTTTCCAACTTCTATCAGGCATTCGCCAACGTCAAAATCTTCGTAAGGCGGCAATTGCTCCTCCGGTTCTATCATCAAAGGAAACGTAAGTTCTCTGATGACCTTAGGGGTAACGTACCATCTTCTCGTCTCCGCCCAAGTCGGCCTAGAAAGCTTCGAACCCTCACCGAATCCCGAAAGATAAGGTAAGAAATTCGGAGCACTGGGTCGAATCTCGGACAGTTTCAAGAAGAAATCCAGACGAGATCTTTTCGCTAACGATTTAAATTCACATGAAAATTTCCATGCGGCCATCTCCCGGGCACTCTTCTTCCTGTCTTCTCTCGTTAATGAACTTGGCTTGACAAAAACGCAACGATCCTTTGGCACTACCACATTGTGGTCGGGACCAAGGAAAGGTACGTCATAAGTCAATGGACTCATTAAGAGCGAAAACTTTCTAGTAATTCTCCACGCCAAATCGCCTCGGAAACCAAGTTCAAGAGTCGTCAAGCGCTGATTCTTCAATGTCCCTAAGTGCCATTTGAAGAATTCAACTCCTGCTCTATAACGTTGATTCCCGTGAATTCCGACGAGAAAACTTTCGAAAGTTTCCGACAACGAAGTAACGTCCTCACACTCTCTAAGCATACCGAATCTAAGGGTCTGGCGAACGACGTAACGACCGTGCTTGCGCACTATCAACGTCGAATTCAAAGTCCCATAAGATTCGGACACACTCGTTTTTGTCTCTTCGACTTCAAGCCCTAGATGCTTAACTGTGTCCATCCACTCCCTTGAGAACTCGGGTGAGGACTGGAACAGAATATCATCGCCATTGATCAGACAAGGCTTATCTTCGCCGCCCGCCCATGCAAACGCAATATAATTTTGTAAGCATAAAAGCGGAAAACTCAGGTAAGACCCCATCATCTGGCCTCTGGTAGGCGTGAAATCAATCCCATGTTCAAGCGAAAACAAATTCGGCCTTAATATACCGATCGCGGCCTTCTTGACAGACTCCGGCACAGAGACCGCAGTTGAAAGAAGGCTTTGAAGTATAACCTCGGCAACCTCTAGGGAAAGGTTGTCGGTGGCCGACTTGTAATCGCCTGACGTGAGAAATTCTCCTTCTATTCTTCTAAAACCCGCATTACGCAATCCTTCAGTCGTGACATCGCCACGATTCAACCATTTCTCTCTTGATATTTTGTCGTAGACCGCCTTGTGAAGAGGCCGTAGACAAAGTGTATCAGGAGAGAATTTGGTTAAAGCACGTGGCTTGCCAGCAGACTGAACGACGATCATCTTAGCAGACCGATCAAGACTAAAATCAGGCCCC